GGGTAGGAAAGAGCACCTTCGTCCGGGAGATCTTGTACCACATCCAGCAAGCTGGTTTTAAATGCGGCGGCATGTTTCTCGAGGAGACCACCAAGCGCACCATGCAGGGCTTGGTTGGTCTCCACATGAACAAGAACATCACGGTTGATGAGGATGCGGCGACCAAAGAGGAAATCGAAGCTGCATTTGATGACCTGATTCAGGACACTGATATCTGTCTTTATGACCACTGGGGAAGCAACGATCTTGATACGATTGTTTCTCGGATCAGGTACATGAACAAGGCGCTGGGCTGCCAGGTCATATTCTTAGATCACGTTTCATTATTGGTATCGGGCATGACGGGAAAAGTGACGGATGAGCGCCGCCTTGTCGATGACCTCTGCACTAGGCTTAGAACTGAGGTTCAGGCCCTAGGGATCAGCCTACTGATGGTCTCACACTTAAAGAGGCCATCCGGTGATCTGAGCCATGAGCAGGGTGCCCGGCTAGGTCTTAATCAGATCAGATCTAGTCACTCGATCGCCCAACTATCTGATCAGGTGATTGGCATTGAGGTGGACCGTGAGGACCCAGACAGTGGTCTTCGTAACATCGTCATGATGAAGAACCGTCACACTGGATCAACGGGCTGGTGTGACACCCTCCAATACAACTCAAAAACGGGACGCCTGGCTGACGCCGGCGCGTCTTTTGGTTTTTAAAAACAGGAGAGCAAACGATGTATTTAGACAGACAATTTGGTGTCTATTACGCCCAGGTACGCATCCCGAATGACCCTGGTCTGCGTGAGCTGCTGGGTAAAACTGCTTACCGTAAAACACTCAAGACCAAAAACAAGCGTGCGGCTTGCGCATTAGCAAAGCCGTTTGTCGCAGAGTGGAAGTCGGCAATTGCAGAAGCTCGAGCAAAACTAAACAAGGAGAGCATTATGTTACTTAAAGCAAAGACTAATGGTAAGAAGTTCATCCATATAGATGCACCTTTGACCTTGAATGAATACCAGGAACGTATGTCAGATACGGCTATTTATAAGTGGCCCGTCATATACAGCGCACTAGGCCTGGCAAACGAGGCCGGTGAGTGCCTCGGCAAGGTCAAGAAATGGATCCGGGACGACGATGTCCGCTTCGATGGCGCATTAGAAATTACCCCAGAGCAGCGCAGCGATATGGCGGCTGAGATAGGTGATGTGCTCTGGTATCTTGCAGCCTTAAGCAAAGACCTCGGTCTGACCCTGGAAGATGTGGGACAGATGAACCTAGACAAACTGGCTGACCGCAAGATCCGTGGTAAGCTCAAGGGCTCTGGCGACAACCGTTGAGCCGGTGGGGCTTCGACCTGGAAAGCAACGGCCTGCTTGATAAGATCACCAAAATACATTGTATCGTGCTTAGGCACATGGACACCGGCGAAGTCAGAAAGTTCGGCCCGGATCAGATCTCTGATGCTTTGTATTTACTGATGAACGCCGAGGAGGTGTGTGGTCACAATATCATCGACTACGACATTCCCGCTTTACAGAAGATTTACCCTGATTTCACGATCGCCGGTAAAGTCACCGACACCTTAGTACTTTCACGTCTAATCAGGACCACCCTGGCAGAAGACGACGCAATACTGAATGTCAAAAACCCTGAGCACTTTCCCCGCCGCCTGATAGGATCCCACAGCCTCAAAGCCTGGGGCCTGCGCCTGTCTGACATCCTTGGTGATGACCACAAGAAAGGCGATTATGACGGTGGTTGGGAGAACTACAGTCAGGAGATGCTCGATTACTGTGTGCTCGACACTCATGTAACAGCAGAACTTTACAAGCACCTCATGACCTTTGGGTTCTCAGAGCAAAGCATCGACCTCGAGCACTCCATGGCGCAGATCTGCCGAACCATCGGCAACAACGGGTGGACCTTTAACAAGACAAAAGCCATCACCTTGTACTCAGACCTGTGCCAACTCAGAAATGATCTAGAGAGAGATCTCGATGAGCTGTTCCCACCTTGGGAAATTACAGAAGAATTCATCCCAGCTCGGGACAACAAAACCCTGGGCTATGTCAAAGGTGAGGTCTTTATAAAGAGCAAGCAAATTGCGTTTAACCCTGGTTCCAGGCGTCACATAGAGAAGTGCCTGCGCGATAAGTACAAGTGGAAGCCTACTAAATTCACAAAAACAGGCCACGCGCAGATCGATGAGTCAATTCTGGGTGGATTACCTTACCCAGAGGCCCAGCAGTTGGCTAAGTTCTTCTTGATACAGAAGCGCATTGGTCAGCTGGCAGAGGGTCCAGCAGCCTGGTTAAAGAAGCTCGATGACGATGGTCGCATAAGACACACCATCGTGGTCGGGGGTACGATCTCGGGGCGCTGCGCCCATCGATCCCCAAACCTTGCCCAGGTTCCGAAATCTGGTTTGCTCTATGGTGCCGAGTGCCGTGAGTTGTTTGGGCCACCTCCGGGCTGGACCCAGGTAGGCGTCGATTTATCTGGATTAGAATTGAGAATGCTGGCCAATTTCCTGGATGATGGGGGGGTCTATGCTAATCAGATTCTGGAAGGTGACATCCACCAATACAATGCTGACGCCATCAAAGGCACGCGTGATCAGTCGAAACGCTTTATTTACAGTGTCTTATTCGGCGCCGGTGACCAGCTGGTGGGCAAGATCGTGGGTGGCAGTGCCAAAGATGGCAAGCGCCTCAAGGACAGCTTCAACGAGGCCGTTCCAGCCTTTGCCGAACTACAGTCAAATCTAAAGAGGGCTGCAAAGCGCGGCTACCTGGTCGGACTGTGTGGGCGCAAGTTGTACATCAGAGAAGAACGAAAGCTCCTCTCTCAGCTGCTCCAGGCATCTGGTGCGGTGGTCTGTAAAAAGTGGGTTCAACTCACACACACTGAAATCAACAAGCAATTTGGGCCCGAGCAGGCGTTCCTCATGGCGTGGGTTCACGACGAGGTGCAAATTGCATGTAAAAACAAGGATATCGCAAATGAGTGCCGCGAAATCGCAATACGAATGGCGGGAGACACAGGCCGTCATTTCAACACAAAGATCCGTGTCGATGCCGAAGGAAACTTGGGCCAGTCTTGGCTTGAGTGCCATTGAGGTGACACCTCAAATCGAGGACCTGATGGGTCTTTATATCACTCTCGATAGAGCCTGGCGCAGACCCTTCAGCATCAAAAGCACTTTCGCCAGGACCGGCGCTTTCCATGTCGGTGTGGCATCGTCCGAGGGGCTGATCACTACCAATGTCGAAGAGGATGTTTGGGGTGTGAAATGGAAAATAACAGAAATCGGTAGAGAAACTAAGGAAGCACTGGATGAGTTACTTCAAGAGATATTTGCAAACGCCCATGGAAGGAACCACCCTTCTCATTGATGGTGACTTATACTTGTACAGGGCATGTGCCGCTGCTGAAGAGGAAGTAGACTGGGGTGACGATGTTTGGTCACTATCCACAGATCTTAAAGAAGCCAAAAAGATCTTCCAGAAATCCATCGATGACTTCTGCACTTACTTAGATACGTCTAATTTCATCATCTGTTTGTCCGATAAAGACAACTTCCGAAAAGATATTGATGAGAACTATAAGGGTGGCCGCAAGAAGGTTAGGAAGCCTGTCGGTTACTCCACAATGGTCCAGTGGGTTCAGAATACCTATCGCTGGTATCGTGAGCCAATGCTTGAGGCAGATGATGTCATGGGCATTTTAGGGACTGCCCCAGGCCACAACACGATCGTGGTGAGCGACGACAAGGACATGAAAACCTTGCCCTGCAAGCTGTATCGGCCAGCCTCGGGTGAACTTCTGACGATAAACCAACGCGAAGCTGACTTCAGTTTTCTTACCCAAGCATTAATGGGTGATGTGACTGACGGCTATTCGGGGTGCAAAGGAGTGGGCGCTGTCTCAGCCAAAAAGATCTTGGAAAAGAGCATGACCTGGAACGCGGTTGTTGCTGCCTACGCCAAGCAAAACCTCAATGAAACCTATGCGCTGACACAAGCGCGACTAGCCCGGATTCTCCGCTATTCCGATTGGGATATGGACGCCGGTCAGATAAAACTGTGGGAGCCAACACGATGAATATGAGTGTCGCATTCAAATGCAAACTAACTAACGAACAAGAGTTCATGCTTGGGCAAGCAATGCTTCTCCATGAGAGCCAGAT